AAAAGTTGGGTAAAGATGGATATCAAAAAGCAATGTATCAAGCAGCAGTTGAAGCACTAACTGATGCTAATTTTCACGATGAAGCAAGAGAATTGGTATCAAAGATTGAAGGAAAACCTGAATGGGCTAAGAGAGTAAATTACCCATCAATGGATGACCCTAAGTATAAAGAGAAAATGGCAGATATTAGAACTAACGGAGTAGATAGTTCGGAATATTGGGGTGGAGAAGATGGTACACATGAATTTGCTAGAAAAGTAGCAGCATCTTCAGGATGGGATGGAGTTGAAGCTGCTGATGGTATCGCATTCACTTTAAGAATGAATGGTTTCCATAAGGAAGCAGATATGATTCAATCCGTATTTGATGATAAACCATATATGAGAGAACAATCAACGAAACTAAAATCAATGATTAAAAAATAACTAAAAGGGAGAAACTAAAAATTCTCCCTTTTTTATTTGACACAAATTGTCACAAATTATTTTCATAAACGCTTGTTTATATCGGGCTTTCTTCGTATGTTTACTATGTAATAAAACGATAACGATATGAATACTGTAAGATTTAACCGCCACGAATTGTTCTCCGAAAAAATGATGGAGTTCCACTCTACTACCATCCGAATAGTGGAAGATTACCACATCGCTAGAAATGAAAGTTGGCACACCCCTTTATACAATATGTTGTGTGGTATATGGGATGGATACTTTTATAGCGAAATGTTAGAGATGGCGAAGCAGATGGGATTACCTACTCACATTACTGACCGAATTGAATTTACTGAATTATACATTAGACTATAATAATATGATGACTCCCCAAATCACTGCCCGTTACCTATCAAATGGAGAAATGATAGTTCGGGTATTATTTCCCAATGGTACTGAGAAAACAATGACTCAGACCGAATATGTGAATACCTATTTAAAAAAATAATTCACAAAAGACTAGGATATATAAAATCTTTTTCGTATGTTTATAGTGTAGTAAAACGATAACATTTAAAACCCCTTAAAAATATGAAATTAGGATTAGTAAGAATACAAAATGAGAAATTGGTTGGAGTTCAGTACTTCGAATCAAAGTTCCAAAGAGAGCTTGGTGAGGTAGTTAGTATCAATAATGTGAAGTGGACTGTAGCTGTGATAGGTGAGGATAGGGATACCATCGTTGATGTTCTGAATGGGCTCGTTAAGAAACAGAATTCAATAGTAAGAAAAGAAAACAATCGAATCAATAGAATAGCTGATATGAGATTCAATAAGATATTAAGAGAAGCTATCGAACGTGTTAATAACTACTAAACCCCTTATATATGAGAATAGACGCAGATACTTTAGTCCTAATACGCTCCGAGTTTGGTGAGTATGACCTATCACAAGTGTGTGGAGGCTCTAATGATGTGTACCTTCGATTTGGTTATTGGAGGCGAGTAAATCTACAAAAGCTACAAGACCTTATAGGTGGAGGTATCGAAGTGGTGGAGGACGATTTAGATGATGATGATTGTGGAACTTTATATAGCTATAAACTAAGATGAAAAACTGGCAATTAATACTCACTTCTGCAATATGTGGTGTAATTTTTTATTTGAGTGTAGGTGGTTCTAACTTATTAACACCCACAATTAGTTGGACAGTAGGGATACTCTCCCTATGTTGTATAGATTACAAAAAGATATACATCAGTTTACGATAAAGTATTTTTTATTTGGTATTGTCACAAATTTATCGTATATTTGTTACATCATTTACCATAAAAATATATCAAAAAAAAGATTTGGAAATATCAGGTATTCTTCGTATATTTGTGTTTCCATTATATTTATATGTGTAACGGAAGTGTAGGAAAGACACTATAATCCAACCTTAAAACGTATGTTTTAAACCTTAAACTCTTAAAACTTAAAAGACATGGCTATTAACTTAGACGCAATTAAGAGCAGACTTAACAAACTGCAAAACACCCAAAGAACAACTGTAGAACTTTGGAAACCAGCACCGGGCAAACACACTATTCGTTTAGTCCCTTACAAATTCAACAAAGAGAATCCTTTCATTGAATTGTACTTTCACTACAACGTAAACAACAAAACTTATCTATCTCCGATGTCATTCGGTAGACCTGACCCAATTGTTGAGTTTGCTGACAAACTTAAAAGAATGGGCGATAAGGAAGATTGGAAAGCTGCTAAAAAAATGGAGCCGAAACTTAGAACTTTTGTACCAGTATTGGTAAGAGGTGAAGAAGGTGAAGGTGTAAAATTTTGGGGCTTTGGTAAAACTGTATATCAAGAGATTCTTGGTTATATGGCAGATGCTGATTATGGTGATATTACTGACCCAAATGAAGGTAGAGATATTACTGTTGAAGTAGTATCAGCTGAAGACAGTGGTACTTCTTACCCTGTAACAACAATCCGTGTTAAACCAAAAGAAACTCCTTTAGCAGCAACTAAAGAAGAAACTGATAAGTTTATCAATGGACAAACCGAAATCACAGACCTTTACCAAGAGTTGACTTATTCGGAATTGAAAAATGTATTAGAAGGTTGGTTAAATCCATCCGCTAATGGTGATGAAGATACATCTACTGCAGCAGCAGAGACGTTATCATCTACCGCAAAAAATGACGAAGCACCTTTTGAAGTAGATGCCCCTAAAGCATCGGCAGCAAAAGAAGAAGCATCAGCTAAGAAAATAGATGATGTAGCATCAGCATTTGATGACCTTTTCAATTCATAGTAAATAAGTAAACAATTTATGGCAAAAGCAACTAAAGAGGTTGACTTGGCGGAAGTACTCGTTGAGTCCCTTAACAAACAATCAAAAGACCAAAAGGTAGCATTCTTTTTGGACAACAATGACTCCCCTACAAACGTAGAAGGTTGGGTATCAACCGGAGCATCAATGTTGGATGTGGCAATCTCTAATAGACCTTATGGAGGTTTGCCTGTTGGTAGAATTACCGAAATTACGGGATTAGAACAAAGTGGTAAATCATTAGTATCAGCTCACTTACTTGCCGAAACACAAAAGTTAGGTGGTATAGCTGTATTGATTGACACGGAGAACGCCGTAAGTAGAGAATTCTTAGAAGCCATTGGAGTAGATACAACCAAATTACTTTATGTAACAGCTGAGACTGTTGAACAATGTTTTGAATATACCGAAACTATCATCGAAAAGGTGAGAGTTACTTCGAAAGATAGGTATGTAACAATTGTTGTGGATTCAGTAGCAGCAGCATCAACTGAAAAGGAGATGGAAGCTGATTATGGTAAAGATGGTTACGCTACGGATAAAGCAATTATCATTTCCAAAGCAATGCGTAAAATCACAAATCTTATTGGTAGACAGAAAATCACTTTGGTTTTCACAAACCAATTAAGACAGAAGATGAACGCAATGCCATTCTCTGACCCTTGGACAACTTCTGGTGGTAAAGCAATTGCTTTCCATGCATCGGTTCGTTTGAGATTAAAGAGTATGGGAACGATTAAAGCTAAAGAAAATGGTAACGATAGAATTGTAGGTATTAAAGTTCGTTGTCAAGTAGTAAAGAATAGGATGGGACCTCCGTTACGTTCCGCCGATTTCGATATCTTCTTTGACAGAGGAATTGATAACTATGGTGCTTGGTTGGGAATGATGAAAGAAAATGGAATCGTAAAACAAAGTGGTGCATGGTATGAATATACTGATATTGATACTGGCGAAATCATTAAGTTTCAATCAAAAGATTTTCCTTCTACATTAGAATCTAATCAAGAAGTTAAAGAACAAATCTACAAAAGAATTTGTGAAGCAACAATTTCACAATACAAAAAAGATTCACTTGATACTGATAGTTTGGTGACAGACTCGGAAGTGATAGGTGACTAATAAAGGTTACAAAACAATATGAAAGACTTATACAAAAAATTACTCAATGAAGTTGAGACAGAGCATGAATCAAACGCCCATAGGGTAAGGAATAGTAGAGTTCTTATCATAGATGGACTCAATACCTTCATCCGTAGTTGGACTACTAATCCTACAATGAATGAGGATGGTGACCATACGGGTGGAGTTATTGGTTCATTAAATTCAAT